CTCCCTAAGGATGTAGAATTCATTCAATACGATCACCTCGCAAACATTCTCTTCGCTACCAAATCATGAGCAACTACAAAATCACTGTTGATCCCGCAACTGTCGATCGTTTAGCAGAACAACGTGATGACATCTATGACTGGTGTGTGGAACGTTTCCGTTATTTCATGGCAAATGATGAGATTGACAATGCATTAGCACTTGCTGATGAGTTCTATGAATGGATGGACCCTGATAATCTAGAGAAGGAAGAGACTGCATTCTACAATGAGGATGATCTCTTGAACTTTTATCTCTCATTTCCTGAAATCGATGGCTGATTACGATATCTCAGATGAGATGAGAGTGCTCATCATACAATACATGACAGCATGTAATGAACAGCGTTATGCTGACTCTGAACAACTACTTCAACAAATCAAAGTACAAGGACAAATTGATCATGACAATGACATTGGGAGCAACACATGAAATTACGTAATGTATTACTAGCAGCAGCATTAACTCTTACGACACCAGCATTTGCTGATGATAGTAAGATCACACAAGGATACAACTCCATGGATAGTATGGGTTGTATGTTATTAGGTGAGTGTACTGATGGTGTAGTCAAAGTATACTCGATGCTTGATATCGCATCACAGTATCCTAACACTGAAGAATTCACGAGTGTGACAGGTGAGTTTCATAATATGTTACACTCACTCAATCAAGTCGGAGTGAATGTATTCCTTGCTGATTCAAAGTATTTCCCACATGGTCATCGTGGTGTCTATCACACTGTAAGCAACAACTTCTTCCTGAATAAGGATTTCATGGGTAAACCTAATGTTCTCATGATGGTGATGAGACATGAAGGATGGCACGCTGCACAGGATTGTATGGCGGGAACTATTGATAACTCACTCATTGCTATTATTATGCCAGAGGATGAAGTTCCAATGATCTGGCGTGTATTAGCAGAGCGTACATATCCTAAGTCAGCATTACCTTGGGAAGCAGAAGCAGGTTGGGCAGGTAGAACTGAAAACATGACAATGAATGCTCTTGCTGCATGTGCTGGTGGTAATATGTGGGAAGTATATGAACCAACTCCCTTGACACGTAAATACTTAGAGTTAAATGGTTACATTGAATGAGACATCGATATGTTGTGACAATTGAATATCTTGATGGTGTATGTACTACTCACACCATTAACTCAACTGCGAGTGAATGGTTCATTATTCAATCGTTAAAACAACATGATCGTCGTCTCCGTTGGTATTCTATCATAGATCAAAATGAATAAATTTACTACTACTATACAACAATGTGATGACTCGGAAGAACAATTCATCGAACTCCCAGATGAACTCTGTCAAGAACTCGGGTGGAAAGAAGGTACAGAAATCGTCTGGCATATCCAAGACGATGCAATCACTATCTCAGAATACAAAGACCCTAACAACTGGTACGAAGCGAAAGAAGAAGCAATTAGACAATACACTTAAAGTAATTAACTCGCGTAAACTTGACCTATTCCCACATCTAGATTCATTCCCTATCTTCTTACATGATCTAACTGATGACAAACGTTGTTGGTTCACATGCACACATCACGCACAAAAGTATATTGACAGATACAACCCCAAATACAAATGTTACCAATATACTGGCAAAGTATCAGTTTAATGGTCTCGAAAGACACCCTGCTAACATACTACGTCTCATTAGTGAACTCGAAGGATCATATCAACTCCTCAAATACATGGGGTTTGAAGATGACATGAACACAATACAACAACTTAAACAACCATACTACAAACTGTACTTCAAAACAAAGAAAGAGTATGACACCAACAACAACAAACACTAACTGGTTCACACATACATCAGACACACCATACGATAGACATTACTACACTATAGACAACAAAAGATTTGATGATTATGAACACCTAAGAGCATACTGGTTTCAAATCCCTATCACTAATCAAACAGTACATGTTCATGATTGTACCCCTATTCACAACACTACTACAAACACTAAGTTACAATCCCCCAAAGGATTTAATTGATTATATCAACCAATACTATGATCAACACAAGTATAGAGGTAAACAACGTTCATCAAGAGTAGGTTGGCAATCAAAATTACATAAGATACAACAACTACAACCAGTACAAGACTATCTTCAAGATAATCTACACACATGCCCATTAGTATGGAGTAATGCTTGGATAAACATTAATCATACTGGTGCTTATAATATATCACATGTACACCCTAACTGTGATTTTACCTGTGTATACTATCTTACTGATGAATGCTCTAACCTAGTATTAGAACATCCTCACCTATATGAACAATACAATGCAATTAAAGCAATCACTGATCAACAACTTAAACAACAATACAATATTAAACTAGTACACAAACTACAACCATCTAAAGGTGATTTACTCATATTCCCAGCATACTTACCACATAGAGTAGAACCTAATACATCAAATAATACAAGAATATCATTGTCATGGGGTGGACACTTGAGATTGCAAAAAGAACTGACTTATTGATATGCATCCGCGTCAGTCTACCACTACGTTGTTCATCGATTCCTCCCCCTTGAGACAACTCTTTATTAATCATTAAAAAAATATACTGTAGTAGCTCCATGGATACTGTGAAGATACTCTAAGGGCACTCCACGATGTTGGCTTAGCACGCTACCACTCGAAAGTCAACAAAGCATGTGCCAGACCTCCAAGTGGCACACAGACCCCTCAGAAACACTCGAAAGCACGTTATAATAGATTCATGGATTCAGAGGGTTTCTCAAAATCTTAAAAAGTCAAAAAAACGACTTTTTTAAAAACTTAAGAAACTGAGAAAGTTCGTTTTTTAAGTATTTTTGTTCTTTTAACTATTAAATCACATTATTTAACTCCAAATGACTAAGATGTACGACAATTTAATCAGTACAGCAATTAAATCTATTAATATCACTGATAATAGTGTATTAGTAGTGTATAATAGTAATATAGACAAAGAATATACATTTAAATGTGATAATACACAAGTATTTGAAGATACTTTGTGTAAAGAACTCATATCAGTTGAATTGAAGACTGGAGGGTCAGTTGGTAAGTTTTTACACAATCAAATCAAAGAAGGTTTGATTGTTGAATCTAAATAATCTTGCCATCAATTGAGTTAACAATTCAAACAAGACAATGAGTAAACGATCCAATCAATCTGACAATCCAAAGCAACAATTTAACGATGAGTTTGAAGACTTTGGGTATGAGGTGAAAAACGTCAAACGTTCATCTAAAAAGAAGGTAAGCAAGTTTAAACGAGAAGTCAATGAGTATGAGGACACTTATTGAACTGTCCACTAGGGGTCGCAAGACCTCTTTTTTTATGCCATACTGACAGCATGGAAAACAACACACTCGACATGTTAATGAGCAGAGAACAATTGATTGAAGATATTGATGCTATTATAACATCACAATATTTGAATGATAAAATTAATGAAGATGACATGGAAGATCTAATCCTTGTCTTATGTGATGCTGTCTGTAAGAACTTCCCCACTAAATGATATCCAGGTCAGCCGCTTCGCTCCAATTGCTGAACTGTCCACTATCGCTTGATTTCGTCCCCTGATCCTGTATTGTAGACACATGAACAAACTCAACGATCCACGCAACAACATCGCCTCTGACATCAGAGGGTTCTGCATCAGCAACCCAGAGGCAGACTTTGAGATGGTCATGGATTTTGTTGACGCTCAGATCGTCCCCTTTGAGGCAGACGATGACCTGTGCGATCTTGCCCTAATGATCATGCTAGACGTGGACGAAAGCAACCAGTCCACCTAGTGTCACACAGGGGGTTGCAAGATACCCCCATCCCTGCAACAATACATTCAAGACAAACAACCAAGTCTCTCATGCGTAAGATCGAATCCAACATGAACGCTGCCATCAAGGCAAACAAGAACTGGAGCAACGCCAACACGACTGTGACCACTGAAGACGGTGTGTCTGAGGTTCGCTTGCATGGTAACAAGATTGCTGAGGTTGGTGATGATTTCGTTCGCATCTTTGATGGTGGGTATCAATCAAACACAACTAAATCACGTTTGAACGCTATCATCAACGAGTTCTGTTGTGCGTTCACTGATGGTGTCTTTCAGAAGAACTATCAGTGGTTCGTTCGTGACAACAAAGTCACCAAAGAATTCGTGAACGGATACACATTCGTTGAGTTTGCTTAAGTTTCACACAGTGAAGCGATTAATTAACACTAATCGCTTCATCACTAAGTAACACAAACTTTTCGGCTCAACCTCCATGGCTCATTATCTCATGCCTCATCACGTTGTGGTGGGGGAGAGTTCACTTTGCGAAGTGTCATACTCACGCCTCGCAGTCAAGGTCATAGGCGCTATACTAACAGCATGGAAAAACAACAGATGACACGCACAGGTTTCTTTCTTCACAACGAGAACCCCTCCCCTATGATGCAGAAGGTCATGGAGAAGATCCAACGCCAACAGCAGGCAGAGCACGAGTACAGGCAGGCAGTGAGAGCAGGTCGCATCCAACCCAACCACTCTACGAACTGGAACATCAGCGACAGACACTGACCCCTGACCCTGTAGACTAAGTTCAACAAACAAACAACCAATCAATCATGTTCGCAGTTCAACCCACCTCATTCAAGACCTTTGACGAGTACGGTGCAGACTACACACCAACGATTGCCGGTGCTTACCGTATCGCAGCGATCAGACAGCAGGAGCGAGAGGGAGACCAGATGATCTGGAAACTCACCACAGGGCAACCCATCCCATGGGTGCGTGTCTATGAAGACGAGAACATCAGCAGTGTGACAGAGCAGGAGCTGGCACTGCTGGCATAGGCAACGCCGCCGCTGGCTCTATACTAAACAAGAACACAACACAGGACACAGCATGAACGGTTGGGCAAACCACGCAACTTGGAACGTCGCTCTCTGGATCGGCAACGATGAGATGATCTACCGCCACGCCAAAGAAAACCAGAACCTGGGCTACCGCAAGTGGGCTAAGCGTTACATCGATGAGTTCGGTGAGTACATCACGGGCGACGGCATCAGCTGGTTGTCTGATGAGGTAGACACAGATGAGATGGATGCGATGCTAGCAGAGTTGTGATCACAGCGGGGACAGGGGTGGACAGTCTACGGACTGTATATTGCCCCCCCTAGCGCCCTTAGCGATGCGCCTAGCGAAAATCCATGGGTCCCTCCTAACCTACAAAAGTATCCAGACGACCGCTAAATATTTTTGAAAATGGTTTTTTAGAAACCTTAAAACCTGAAAAATTTTCCCAGCAAAAAAATGCCCCAAAAAGTCGATTATAGTAATTACGATAGGATTCTAGAGAACTTCGATAAGTTCTGTGATGAGTTTGAGTCGAGAGCATCAGAAGCATACATGAGAGGAGATCAAAATGACGGAAAAGTTGTCACCGCAGCAGCAGAAGTTGGAGAGCGCACTCCTGAAGCTGTCCGAGAGGTTGACGAGCCTGGACCAACGGATATCGCAGCTGGAGCGACCACAGTTGATGTATCGTCGTCCTACGGATTCTGACTATGAGAGTCTCTCAGAGACATTAGATTATCTGCATAATAATGTAGAGGGAATCAAGAAAGATCTTCTACAGGTTGCGAAGACGTTATAATGCCTGTAGTAATCGTACCAAACAATGAAGTAATTGGAACGGGACCATTTCTGTTAAATCCGAATCCCACGGTGCCGCTGTATCAAGCAACGCCAAGGATTGCGCCGAATCCGATATTGTATGAGACAATCAACCCAGCACTTACGATAACTGTGCAGGCGACGGGAGGGTGTCCACTACCAATATTACCGGAGTTAATCACAAGTGTCACGTTAGTACCTGGGATGGGGATCTCAGGTGGAACAGGATCAGGGTGTAATATTATTAAATTGGTAGATATTGCTGACAGACCGGTAACAGACATCCCAGATTTTCTAATGCAGAGGGGGTTTCTAGAACCCTCTATGGCGTATGGAACGATTGCAGGACCACCTAGTCCTACTATGGCATTAGTGGCACCTCTGAAGGGATTCTATGGGGAGAAATATTTTTATGACGCCGAGTACATCTATGCGTCATACTTTTCTAATTCACCAGCATTAGATCCTGTTGATGGGACCGCAACACCGAACGCGCCGATTACAAAGCAGAATCGTTTAACATCTGTAAGTTTATTAGAAGGTAGGAAAATATTACCATTTGCTGATATACCAGAAGGTATTGAAAAAATTAGTACTGATCTTTTTCCTGGACCTGGGTTTGCATTACAACTAGATGTATTAGCACCATTTGATCCGGCGAGTGTATTAACGTATGGTAATGATTATTTGTTAGCATTAGTGCCTGAAGTAAGTAGTTGGGTAAAATGGAAACCAAGTTTCATTGAAATCATGAAATACAACTATACATTAATTGTAACTCATACATGTCCACCATTTGTCACTAGTTTCCAAGGTAGTATGTTAGTGCAGAATAATTGGACACCTGCAGCGAATCGATTATCATACTACATAGGATTACAGAACGGATTCTTGAACTTAGTCGATGCAAACTCTTAAACCAATGTCGAGAATGGGTGATATCACAACAGGTCATGGATGTCATGCACCATCTATAGGCATCACAGCATCTCCTAATGTCTTAATCAACGGATTGCCTGCTCATAAGGTTGGAGACGCCTTCTCGCCCCATACATGTGGTAATGATGTGCATGGTGATGTAGCAGTGCAAGGTTCAGTAAAAGTAATCATCAATGGAACCGGTGCGATGCGACTTGGTGATGTCTTAGCACCTGGTGGAGCATTAATGGCAGAAGCATCATGGACAGTATTTGCAGCATAGCAGTTATGTGCTATAATATGGGAGTCAAACGATAAAAGGCAATGGCAAAGAGCAGAGTTGGATTATCAGGTGCTGAGACAATTGAGTCTCATCCGAAGCGCACTCGTCAAGGACGTGGTAAGCACACCAAGTATACTGCTACATCACGTAACAATGCTAAGAAGCGTTATAGGGGACAAGGTAGGGGATGAATTTAATTTGCAATCTTCCTGCAGAGAAAGTTTGGGTTCGTAGGGAATACTTACGAGATCATCAAGATGGACATGGGGAGTTTGTAGAGGGCGTCTGGGTTGCTGCTAAAAGCATACCTGGGCGTGCTTTTTACTTTGAGACATACTTACCAACATATGGTGCAATGTATGACAAACTACCCATCAGTGCATTTGTTCGCTCCGCTGAAACCCCAGTCATAGACATGAGTTTGGAGAATCTACAATTCTGGAATTGTATGGATTATGGTGTTATGGCAATCAATAAAGGATTTGTCTCATCCATGGACTGTGAGGTCTTCACTAGAGATCATGGTCTTATGAAAGGACAATACTTGTTTACACTTGATAACTACCATGCAAATCCAGATGTAATAGATAATAATGTAAGTGAAGTGCCACAAGAGCACAAATCACATAATTGTATCGCATTGAACAATGGTCAGTATGCATTGTATCCTAATAACAGGATGCGTCTGTATGACCTCTCTATTACCCCTGAGGAACCCAAGTTCCCTGACTTTAAAGTATCTACCATAGAATACCAAGTAGAGTCAGGAACGGACTGGGGACGCCTTGGAGACACCGATGATTATTTTTGGCAAACACAAAAGGAGAAACAAAATGGGACACCCTAACAGGTTAGACGGATCAGTTGACAAAGGCGAAGACTTTGTTAGTGAAGGTATGACACTCATCACAGAGACTGATAGTGATAAGTATCTCAACATGTCAGCAAAGCGAAACCGCAACAAAGCAAAGAACGAAGAGGTTTTTGATTCTCAAGAGTGGGCGGATGGATTCGTTGGTAAGTGATAAATAGTAACAGCCTATTGCTGTGTCTAAATGCCAACCTTTGAGACATTCAAAGATTTGAGTATTACCTTTAAAAAGCATCCTGTAAGTGATGATTTAGTGGTAGTAAAAGATAAAGCAGCTATTGTTCAGGCAATAACTGCTTTACTTCTTACAAACAAAGGAGAACGACCATTTCAACCTGATTTAGGTTGTGATGTTCGCAGATCTTTATTTGAACCTCTAGATTATGCAACTGCTGGTACTATTAGATCACAAATTGTTGATGTAATTCGCAAATACGAACCAAGAATCAGTATTGATAATCTCAATGCCATTGTTGACGAACAGAACAATGGTTATATGATTGAGTTATTCTACACAATTGTTGGTAGAGATGACACTCCAGTAGCAGTAGAATTCTTCTTAGAGCGTACTCGATAATGCCTTATACTCAGGTTGCTAATCTAGATTTTGAAGATATCAAATCTGCTCTAAAAGATTATCTTAGAGCGACATCAGATTTTACTGATTATGATTTTGAGGGATCTGCACTGTCAGCTCTCATAGACACACTTGCCTATAATACGTATTATACGGCGTTTAATACCAACATGGTAGTCAATGAACTATTCATTGATTCAGCGACCTTGAGGGACAACGTAGTATCTCTAGCGAAGCAGTTAGGATACACACCGAAGAGTGCTACTGCCCCAGTCGCTTATATTTCTTTTACAGCGACGTATGCAAATTCTACAAGCGATACATTACTCCTATTAAAGAAGGGAACAGGATTTGTTGCAAATTACGACAACACTTTATATCAGTATGTTGTACTGAACGATGTGAAAGGACAAGTATCGAATGATGTCGCGACATTTACTAATGTTCCTGTTTATGAGGGAACACAAATTGTCAACACATTTACAATTAACACATCACTAAAGAATCAAAAATTTGTTCTTGATAACGATAAGATAGATACAAATACTATTGAGGTTAAGGTATTTCCAACCGGCAGTGGTTTAAGTGAGTTATATCAAATTACTAATAATATATTAGAAGTTGACGGCAACTCTAAGGTTGCCTTTATAGACGAAATTGAAGATGAGAGATATCAACTTATTTTAGGTGATGGTGTCTTAGGTAAGAAACTAGAAAATGGTGCTAGGGTTGAAGTTTCTTATATCAAAACAAATGGTCCAGAATCCAATGGAGTCAGAACGTTTATATTTTCTGGTGTATTAGAAAATATGAATGGTGTATCACCACAAAGTATTTCTACATCTATCACAAATGCAGTTCCTTCTAGTGGCGGTGAAGAGATTGAGACAACTTCAAAAATTAAATTCAATGCACCAAAATCTTATGGAGCACAAGATCGTGCAGTAACAGCACAAGATTATGGTGCTATTGTTCGCAACATTTATCCATCAACTAGCGATATCATTATTTTTGGTGGAGAAGATCAGGTTCCCCCAGAATATGGAAAGGTATTCATTGTATTGAAACCCAATGATGCTGCGTTCTTAACTTCACTAACAAAAAAAGATATTACAGATAAGTTAAAGAAATATATGGTTGCTTCTGTGCAACCAGTTATTGTAGATCCATCAGTTCTTTATATTGAACTAACAAGTAAGATTTTTTACAACAGTTTAATTACAGACGAAACACCTGCACAGGTTAGAGATAAAGTAATTGGTTCTGTTCAGTCTTACCTTGATACATCTGATACAGAAAAATTTAATGGCAAGTTTAGATATAGTAAAATAGTTGGTGTAATTGATGATACAGATCGTTCAATTAACTCTAACTTAACATCTGTCATGATGAGAAAGGATTTCTATCCTACTCTCAATTCCACTTTCTATTATGAAGTATGTTTTCAAAATGAATTTGAGACTGATTGTGATGATCCTGTCCTGTCATCTACTGGTTTTAGGGTCACTGAATACCCCAATTTTGATGTCTATGTTGAAGATAGGTCCGGTAAAATTGTCCTATATAGACTAGATACCGTAACAGGTGAGAAAGTTGTTCTAGACAGTGATGTTGGCGATATTGATTATGTAGAAGGTGAACTGAAGATGTATGCTCTAACTATCATCAAGGGCACTTATTTTGATAATCGCATTTCATTAAGAGTAAAACCACTTTCTAATGATGTCAAGGCACTCCGTGAGGTCTATCTTGACGTTGACGTTGCTAATTCCTCGTTCACTGCATACAAAGAGTAAAGTAAATGGCTGCTGTTAAGACCAAAAGAATTTCTACTCTGATTGAGTCCCAGCTTCCTGAGTTTATTACTACTGAATATGAACTTTTCAGTAAGTTCGTTCAGAAGTATTATGAACAGCAGGAAGTGCAAGGTGGCACTTTAGATATTATTAACAATATCCAAAAATATGCAGATATTGATTATTACGAAAAAAATCTTTTAACGCAAAATAATACTCTTGCTAGTTCTATTTCTAGCACAGATAATACTATCACTCTCAGTGATGCCCAATCATTCCCAGCAAAGAACGGGTATGTAAGGATAAACGATGAGATTATTTTTTATGAGACTCGTACAGATACACAACTACAGAATTGTTCTAGAGGTGTAAGTGGTAATACCACTTTAGGTGATCTATATGATTCCTCTGATTTTGTCAGTACTGATGCAGATGCACATCAATCTGGTGCAACTGTTTATAATGTCAGCAATTTATTCTTATATGCATTAGTTAAGAACTTTGAGAGTCAGTACCTAGGTTCTTTCCCAGAAAAATATCTGAAAGGTGATATTGATAAGAGAACTCTTATCAAAAACATTAAAAAGTTTTACAAATCAAAAGGAACTACTAGTTCCATTAAGTTTGTTTTCAACACCATTATTGCAAAAGAGGTTGAGAACAAACCAGAAGTATACAACCCAAAAGATTTTACGTATAAATCTTCGGAATCTGATTGGATTAGTGTATATGCTTTAAAAGTTAAAGTTGTATCAGGCAACCCAAAAGATTTAATTGGTAAGAAGATTACTCAGGCATTGACAGATGAGTATCCTTATGCTGATGCTACTGTAGATAACGTATATCCAGATGGCACGTCAGATAATGAAGTTATCTGGAATATTGTATTAGCACCAGAGACAGTAAACGGATCGTTTAATGTATCAACTAAAACTAGATTAGAAAAAGCATTTACTGACTCTGCCGGAGCAGGAAGTAGAATTGATGTAGCTTCTACTATAGGGTGGGAATCTGTAGGTAGTATCCTCATTGATGAAGAAGTTATTGAGTTTGATGACAAAAACATAACTCAATTTATTATTAAAAATAGAGGAGACCTTCCAGTAAATCACACACAAGGAACTCCTGTATACAGACCAGTTATAATCAAAGGGTCTAGTGTAAAATTATTGACACTTGGTGTTGTTTATAATGCATTACCATCAGATAAACAACCATACTCATTTACTGATGATAAATTACAAATTTCAAATCCTGGATTTGAAACCTCTGATCCCAGAATTGTAAAGACTGGAACCAATCAACCAAGATGGATTCTTGGAACTGGTGCATCCGTTAGTGCATCGACTAATACATCTGTGCAAAATGCACTAACAGGTGTGTCTACAGATGTCTCTGCTATTTTTGCAGATGATCAATATTACTATATTACAAGTTCTAGTTATCCATCATATAATATTTTTGATGGTAGCACAGTTTCTGAAACCATGTTGGATCAGAAACTTCTTAGAATCATAAGAAAAGTTCCTGCAACAACCACTGAAATTTATAAAACACCAAATAGAGATGTTGGTATTCTTCTCAATGGTGTTCCTGTTTATGGTTATAAAGATGAAGAGAGTATTCGTTTTGGTAAACTAGAACAAATTCTTGTTAATACAAGAGGCAGAAATTATGTAAATCCACCTTTTGTATTAATTGATGGTCTTCCGAATAAAGCAAGATCATTTTTAACAGGCAATGTTATTGATAGTATCGTAGTTGATACTAATGACACTTTCTTAAGAACACCAACTGTCGAAATTACTTCAGGAAGAGGTGCTAAAGCAACTGCTGTTATAACAGGAGGTGAAGTAACTAGTATTGTAATTGATGATCCCGGCAAATTCTATTCATCTCCACCAACTGTAGTAATAAGAGACAAAGTTGGTAGAGGTAGGTTTGCTGAGTATACCTCTGTTGTTGATACAGATGGAAAAATTACTGAACTGAATAAAGTTTTTGGTGGAACTCTTTATACACAAAAAAATATTGAAGTTCAAATTGTTGCAGTTGGCGAAGATGCAACTGCGACACCTTTACTGAAAGAATGGGTTAAAAATAGATTTGAAAAGGTAAAAGAAGAATTAGATACACAATTTGGATATTCTTTTGCAAATTATAATAACGTTCTAGAATATGGATATGGACAAGTTGCAAATCCAAAATCATTAAGAATCGCACTTAACGATAACTTAAACAGCGCAGATACAGAACCCACAATTAAGACTCATTCACCTATCATAGGTTTTGCTTATGATGGCAACCCAATTTACGGACCATTTGGACATTCAGATCCTTTAGATTCACAATCATCCATTGAAAGAATGACTTCTAGTTATTCTATCAGATCAGATCGTCAGAATGGACCTGCTGAAAGAAACTATGCATTGGGATCTTTTGTCAATGACTACAAATATAATCACAAGAGTGGTTCTTTGGATGAAAATAATGGAAGATTCTGTATTACTCCAGATTTTCCAGAAGGAACTTATGCATATTTCCTGACCATTGATAGCAATCAAGTACCACAGTTTCCGTATGTTTTAGGAGACAAATATTATTCACTACCAGTAAATAGCAATTACAATTCTAACATCAATCAAAATGATGTTCCCAAGAATTCCAAAAGGTTTTATCGTCCTGGTATGCAAGGTAATGGAGAAGGTTTAATTGCACAGATTGGTGCAATTACTTCAGGAACTGTAGATAGTATTACTACTGACAGATCATCTAGCAATTTTTCGATAAACTCAAAATTATTCTTTGATAATTTTGGTACTGAAGGAAAAAATGTCGAAGCATTGGTTTCTTCTGTTAAAGGTGAAACTGTAAGTTATTTGCAATCTAGAGAAGATAAGGTAGTAAAACTAACTACTATTCAAAATGCATATTTGTTTGTTGACGATGTATTGAGGCAACCGGCAAGTGGAGCATCTGGTTCTATTGTAGGAACAGTAAAAGACGATAACATTATTGTTCTTAAAAATGTTATCGGAACATTTAACAATACTGGAACTTTCTCTGCAGATATTAAAACTTTCATTCTTACTATTGATCAAGATAGTAATTACACTAAAGGTGCTACATTAAGTTTAACTGATGGTATTAATCCTCCTATTGC